CCAATGTCGACCGGCAGGTAGCCGGCAAACGGGATGGCTTCGCTGAAACAACTCAGAATGGCCACGACAGCGCGATTGGGTTGCAGCGACAGTTGATCGTGGTGCAGAGATGATGCAGAGTCAAAGCGCTGGCCTGGCATGATTTGCCCCAGGGGCTGCACTGCACTTTGCGCTTGCTGCATCGCGGCTTCGGCCACGTCAGCAGTCGGGGGAACGCCGTGTTCGCGCTCATACAGGCGCATACCAGTGCGAACACTGTCCAGAATCTTGGCGTGTGCGCCGTTTTCGTTCGGTACGCGGTCGAAAATTTGTGCCAGCGACTCGGGGATTTCAACGCCGTTGGACTGCACGGCATCAAGGATGGGAGTATTGGCGCCGGACTCGGTCGCGGCAGCGTTCACGCTGTCCAGGAACGCGGCAACGCGCTGGGTCGTCGGAAGGGTGTAGACAGCTTGATCGGGATGCATGATGCCCTCTATAAGTTGCGGTTGGTAAAAAGGCGGGCTTGATTCCCTCTATTCCCCGCTGCAAAGCCATTTTCAAGATGAAAAACGAGTGGCTTAGGCCCGTTTTCCCAATTCACTATGCGGCCTGAATTTCGGCCAATTGCTCACGCGCTGCAGTGATCGCTTCGGTCAGGCCCGCCACCTTTTCCACCAGGGCGGCCTTCTTGCTGGTCACGGTTGACTTGAGCCCGGTCGGCATTTGGACGCGAACGCGCGTCAGGGCGCGCTGGAACTTGGTCCGCCCGACATCCATGGCCTTGACCATTTCGCCAATGGCGGCCACATGGTCATCCTGTTCCTTGATGGCCAAGTCTTTGCCGTTCAGCTTGATCTGATAGATGTCGCCGGTTTGCTTGATGCCAAAACTGATCGTCTGGCCATCGGCATACGTGAAGTGGATTCGACGGAACGTGATTCCGGCGGTGCGCTGGGTTTTTTCATCCACTTTGGCATCCACCACCGTCGCGCCGGCACGCTCGAAATAGCGTTTTGCCGTGGTGGTGGCTTTGTCTTTCTTTGTGCCCAGGTCGTCAAAACTGAAAAGCAGGTTCATAGCGCTCGCATCCATCGTTGATGGCGCAAGTGTGGTGCCGCGATGCCGCTACCTACGGTGGTTTTTCCGACTGGATCAACCTTCAGGCGGGCCGGTCAATGCAGGGCCAGACAGCACGCCCGAATGAACGTGATTGATCAGAGAGATTGCGCTGCCGTCGCAGTCGGCAACGACATCGCCAGTGACCTCGACCAAAGGCGACTCGATCCGCACCTTGGTGCTTGCCCGCACAATGACTTCAGGCGCAGTCACGATCACATTCACCGATGCATCAATGTGGACTTCGCCGTTGTCGGCATGGATCAGGATGTTCCCGTCAAGCGCTTCAATGTCGATGTTTTCGTGGTGCCAGCGGCGCCATAGCGTGTCGTTTCCGGTTTCCTTTGGCCGGTAGCCGACGATGATCGGGTAGCGTGCATCGCCACCTGAAAACGCTAACCAAACCCGATCACCAGGCACGATGCGGATTTCGGTGTGCTCGCTTTTGTCCCCGAGCGGATTGCAAAACGTCGCTTGCGGCAGCACGTCGCCACCGTCCGTAATGCCGGGAATCTTGACGCGACAGGTCCGCGCATCGCGGTCATAGCTGACGACTTCAGCCGGGATCAATTCAGGTAGCATGGGGTCATCCGTCTTGCACTTCGCCCAGCCAAAACCGGCTGTATTGGTTTGATCCGCTGCCGTCCGCACCGGTCTCAAACACATGCGCGGCCGTAATCACCACAAACTTGCTTGTTGCCACTTGCAGCACGTCGCCAGCGTTGATCTGCGGCGCAAACGTGCCGATCAGGATGCGGCGCAGCAGCAAAACCCGGCTCAGGTTGTTCAGGATGCGCGGCCCGGTGCGATGCACATATCTGGCGTCTCGCGCCTTCACGCGCGGCCCGAACGCGAACTGGCCAGCCGTGTCCGTGCTGTAGAACCATGGCACGGTATGGCGCTCCAAGAACCCGCTTTCGATTTCTTTGCTGGTATCGCGCTGGATTGTCTCAACCGGATCTTGCGCGGCCAACGTAGTCAGGCGGAAGATGTTCAACTTCCCTTCGCGCCAACAGGCGGCCGCACTTTCCTCTTGCAGTACGGTGGCCAGCGCAAAGCTCGGCACTTGTCCAATGAAGCACGAAAACCGGGGGATTTGCAGGTCGGTGGCCACTTGCGCGGTTGCCCCGCAGGCCCGATAGACCTCACCAACACTGGCGTTTTCCTTGATGATTGCGCGCTGCATGCGAAAACTGACGGGATGGCATGCGTCCAGCTCAGCGGTCGCGGTCAGTGCCCGAACGTCTGACTCTTTGACCACCATGCCGAAGTCCTTCTTGCGGGCTAACTTGACGACCCGGTAGGCGTCACGTTCGCGCCCGCAGAAGAACACTTGCCCTTCGGCAAACCTAACGGCCATGGAATCGTCTTCACGGACCTCGATTTCGACGGTCGACGGAACCGGTGTCAGGTCGGTACGAAGCACCGCGCGCAATAGGCCGTCGCCGCGCAGCAAAACCCCATCGGAAAATTCAACGCGCATGCGCCGCCCCGATCAGGAGAAGTACGGGTAAGGGTAGGGGTAGGGGAACCAGTATTGCGGCTCGTCAATGTCATCCGGGATGCCGTCGGACTGCACGTCTTCAGAGAATGCCTTGTGTGGCAACGCATCTTCCAACACGGCGATCTGCTGGGCCATTTCGCTGGACGACGGCCCGCCGAATCCCTGAACACCCATGCCGACAGACGCTTCGATTCGAAGCGCGTTTTCGTAGTCGGTGTACGCGCGGAAAAGTGGGCTGCAGATGGCCCACTCGCCGCGCGTTAGGTCCAAATCGCCATCAATTGCTTCGATGGGCTTGTCGGTGTCATTCCAGGACGGCGGCGGCGTTTTGAAGTCGCCGAAGCCTGCATAGAACACGGCTGCCCGGACGCCTTGCGCCTGAACCTCGGTCGGGTCAAGTACCAAGCCGCCCGTGACCCGAGAGGCGATAAAAGCGTCAACCAGGTCGGACAGCTTCATTCAATCAGAACAGATTGCCGGGGGTCGAATCACCGAAGTAGTGGAAGAACAGCGTGCCGTTGATCAGTACGATCTGGCTGCGGTTTTCCCAGTCCCGGTCGGGATTGTCGATCTGGAAAAAACAATCAACAATCTTGCACTTGCGCCGGTAGCGGTCCGGGGTTCCTTCGTACACGAATGCGTCAAACCGCGCACCAGCGCCGGCCACGTCTTTCATGAAGCGCTCAATGGCACCGTTGACGGTCTCCATGAAGCTCACTTGGCCTTGCTGGTGAACCTTCAACTGTTGCGGTTGCCACGCGCCACCGCCCCACGGGGTTGCAATTTCAATTTCACCGCCTGGCGAAATGGTTGGCCACGGGAATTGCTTGGTCAGCAGGTACAGGGATTCGTGCCCGACGATTTCAAAGGTCGCGTCTGAACTGACGGACTTGTCACCCAGCGCACGGGTTTGGTTGTAGAAACCCTTCAAGTATTCGGGGGCTTGCACGGTCATTTGAATGCCTTTCGCGCCCCTGTGTGGGCGACAAGCGCAGTGTGCTTCCCGTTTGTCCAGTCATCCGGCGGATTTTCCGGGCAGAAAAAAGCCCGCGCGGGGCGGGCTATAAAGCAATCAAACTGATTTCAGTCGCTGGGTTGGCAATTGAGGCGCTCAACTGAATCGCCAAACAACCTTCCCGTCTTTGAATCAAGACAAGCCATGCCAACCGACCAACAGAAAATCGCCAAAATTCCAAGCAGAAAAGCGCGCCGCTGCTTGACGCAATCGCTACCGTGATCGCTGGTTAAATTGGTCAATTGCCCAACAACCAACGGGTATAGAAGCGCCACTGCAATGACCATCAACAAAGCACCAGCCAAAAACATGTTAGGCCCCAGGCACCACCACCTCGCGGCGGCATGTGCTTTTGCCGCACGGGTAGCTTTCGCTCCACTCGGTGCGAGTGCTTCCGTCGCGGCACTTCACAAAGTAGCGCGTGCCATCGTCATAAAAGCGGTACACGGTGCAGCCGTCGTGGTCGAACAGGCGTTCCACCTTGATGGCCGCGTTGTCTGTCGGCTCAGTGCTCACCGGCTTCTCGCCGCAGCCAGCCAGCAGGCACGCCAGCAGCAGCGCAAGCGGCCTAACCCCTCGTTCAACTTGACCCGCCACGGCACCGTGGCTTTCCAACTTGGTCGTGTTCATCGTTGCTCCTGTGGCGCCCGCGTGGCGGGCAAGTTAACTCGAACGATCATGCTGGGGCTCCCGAGTATCCGTTCATATGCGGCAACAGTTGATTCGCTGCCTTTCGTAGCCAAGGCGCTTTGCGTTCAATCAGTTCAGCCACCTTGGCTTGGCCGCGCGGCGAGTTGATGAACTCGACCAATTCAAGGCTGGTCATGGTCACGGTGGTTGCGCCAAACATCAATTCATTCATGGCTGAGTGCTCCTAAACGGTTATTGATCCGGTTCGCCGCGCTGGCGATGTTTGAAATGGCGCCCTGTTTGCCTGCCATGGCCACGATCAAATTGACCAAGCGGTCAGGCGCAGTGCCGCATCGGCCTTCGATCAGCGGGTAAACACCAGCGGCAAGCGCTTGAATGTCGGCCAATTGCTCGGCGACTTCCTCTGCCAGTCGATTGATTTCAATGGCATCAAAGCGCGATGCGATGTTGATTGGGCATGCGTGTGAATTGGGTGTGGCGGGGGGTGTGGCGGGAGTTGACGCGGCGATGGCGTCTGGTTTACCAGCTTCCATGTTGACCTCGCGGTTGATGAGTGCAGTTGAAGTAACTGCCGTCAACGCTGTCAAACGGTGGCGGCAGCCCAAGCGGGTTGACAGACCGGGCACTCTGCGAGGAAAACCGGCGAGTCTTGCGACTCCCCGCCTGGGCCACCATAGAGGGGGTACAGACGTAAAAAAAGCCGCCAACTCGGGGTTGCGGCTTGCGCCGCAGAATGCTACGGGCTGTCAAACCCGTGTCGAAGTTTGTTTGCAACGACAAATTCACTGTAAGCCTCGTGGTGGTGGAAGTCAAGCGATTTCAAAA